GCGGGGCTGTAGGTGCGTGCTTCGGCGCTTGTCTGCGGGTAGGCGCCTGATTCGACGATGGAAACCTCGCGCAGGTCCACCTGCGTGAGGGTGCGCTCGGAGCCCTTCCAGGCGTCCGAGCGGACTACGAAGCCGAAAGACATCTCGGAAAGGACGCCGGAATCGACCAGGGCGTACACGTCCTTCGCCCGCTGGGTATCCGGCAGTTGGACATCGAAGGCCAGGCCGCGCTCGTCCGACGCGAGCTTCAGGCGCTGGCTCTTCGTGTTCGCGAGCAGCTCGCGCCGGTCATGGCCGACCAGCAGCGAGATGTTCCCGCGAAGGCTCTGGTCGAACGCGCCGCGCGCCACGCGCTCGGTGAACGGCTTGCCGCCATTGACGGTGCGCACGACGAGCGGGTGGCTCGGGGAGTCGTAGACGGCCGCGTAGCCGGTCAGGCGGTTGCCCTCGCGCTCGAAGCTGCAGCAGCGCGTCTCCAGTCCGTAAGACGTGGCCATCTCGCGCCTTCCCTTCGGGATCTTCTTTGCCTGGTCCTTCGGGTCGGATGAACCCTTGTAGACCAGCTCCTTGATGTCGGTCGCGCTGGCCTTGGTGGTCGTTCCGTCGGGCGCGGTGAGCTCGTACTTCGTCTGCCCACCCTCGAAGCTCAGCTTGCCGAGCTTGTAGCCCATCTGAGACAGAGCGGCCTCCGTCTCGTCCTTGTTCAGGCGCTTGGGGTCGGCCGGGAGCTTGACGTTGTGGCTCTTGGCTTGGCCGGAACCGGATCCGCCCTTGGCAGGAGCAGACGATCCGCCGGAAGACTTGGACGAGCCTCCAGAACCTCCGCCGCCACCACCGCCCTTGGCGCATTCGTTGCCGCTCTCAAAGCCATCTGCGCCGATTCCGCAGTTTCGGACCATCAGGTCAGGGTGCATCGTCTGCCTCCTGGTCCTCGTTGGTGTCGGTCGGTCCGACCGCTGCGGCAGCGCCGCCAGGCATCGACACGGTCGGTGTGTCCATGCCGGCGATGGGCGGCAGGCCAAGACGGCGGCGGGCGTCGTTGGGCGCGAGCACGCCTCCGAGCACCAGCTTCGAGAGCGCCATGCCGGCGTCGCGGAGGTTGCCGCGCAGCAGCACGTCGGTGTCGAAGCGCAGGAACTCGCCGGGCTGGAGGAGCTTGCGCTCGATCTCTGCGGACCAAACCGAGGTCCAGAGAGACAGGCCGCCATCGACGTAGGCGCGAGCCGTCTCGGCCTGGGATGCAAGCGCGCCGCCCCCCTGCTGGAACAGCATCTCTGGCGGCACCATGTACGCGCGGGCGATCTCCTGCACCGAGAACCGGCGGCTCTCCAGGTTGGAGGTCGAAGTCTCCTGGCTGATCCGCTCGGCCTTCATCCCCTCGCGCAGGATCAGCGGGCGGCTGGCGCCGTCCGGCTGCGCGTGCATGGTTTGCCAGGCGTCGCGGATCGCCTGCACCGCCTGGTCGCTCATGGCGCCGGGGTGGCTGAGGCTGATCTTGCCCGTCGAGCCCGTCTTGACGAGCGCCGAGTGCGCCGCGTCCTGGTCGGCCGCGAGCTGCATGGCCGGCGCGCAGGCGTCGAGGGGGGAGACGAACCACGCCGGGAAGTCGAGGTCCGGGTACGCGCCGATGTGCACCACCTGGTCGGCGGCGAGCTTCACGTCCTTGATGCGGTACTCGACGCCCTCGTCGGTGAACTGCGCCGTGGCGGCGCCATCCGGGATGGGCTGGAGCTCGGCGACAGTTCCGTCGTTCGCCCGCCGGATCAGGGCCAGTCCATTCCCGGAGGTGAGCGCGCAGCCCGTGACGAAGCGGCGGAAGTCAAAGCCGGATTGCCAGCGGCTGGCGTCTCGGCTCAGGAGCTGGGCGACCGGGTGGCCGTCGATGACGCTGCCGTCGGCGCGCTCCACGCGCACCGGCAGGCGGGCGATGTCAGAGGCCAGGAGCTGCACCGCGCGCACGACGGCCGGCAGGGTCGCCGGCGAGACGTTGCTGGCGGTGGTGCCGTTCTGCCACACCACGACGGTCGGCTTGACGGCGAAGATCCTGGAGAACCACGAAGGCACGCCCGCATGGAACGAATGTGCCCCGAGATGTCAAGCAGATTTCAAGAGAGTGGCACGATCACCCGATGGGGCAGGCACTGTTCGCGATGCCGCTCGCCTCGCGCACCTGGTGGTGCTCCATCAGGATGGCCGCCATGTTTCCGGCGACCACGGCGTCGGTGTTGCCCGAGCTGCGCCCCTTCACCGGGCGGATGTTGCCCACGTTGTCCTTCACCAGCCGCACGGCGTTGAGCGCCGCCCGCAGGACCGGATCGTCCTCGTAGCAGAGCTGCCGGCTCTTGAGGAGGTCGCCCCAGAGCTTCCACGCCGGGGCCATGGTGCGGATTGACTGATCGACCGGGACAATGGGCCAGCCTCGGTCCTGCCAGCGCTTGATGTCGCGCGCCTGGCTTGGGTGCGGGTCCACGCCGATCTTGCGGATGTCGTACCGGGCCATCAGCGCCTCGATCTCCGCTTCCACGACGGTCATGTCGTGGTACTCGCCGGGCATCCGGCGCAGGAACCCCTGCTCGCACCACTGCCCGAGGGGGTTGCGGCACCGCTTCTCGTCCAGGGCCATGTCGAGCCCGGCCCACCAGGAGACGTTCCGGGCGCGCAGCTGCGGCCCGTCCACGACCATCAGGCACATCGTGGTGAGGTCCAGCTGCGGGCCGTAGCCGCCTCGGGAGAGGTCCAGGCCGATGACGGCCGGCGCGCCCTGGAGGCGGGACCAGTCGCAGGGCTGCATCTGCCGCTCGAGCACCGACAGGTCCACGTCGGTCGTGGCGATCTCGTGGTAACGGCAGGCGAGCTGCGTCTCGAACTCCGCGATCTGCTCGGGGTCGCCCGACTGGAGCATGGTCCGCGCCGAGAGCTCCAGCTGCGTCGGGTCGATGATGGTGCCGAGCCCTGGGTGCGCCTTGCCCCACGTCGTTGGGTCGGCTGCCTGGTCATCCTGCTCGAGCCCGTAGAGCATTGGCCACCAGCCGGCCGGGTACGGGCTGCCGTCCGCGATGGACCGCTCCAGCTGGTCCCAGTAGCCCCAGATCGGGCGGGTCTTCTGCTCCGGGTCGGGGGTCGTGATGGCGAGCAGCTGGCTGGTGGCGAACTTGGCGAGGCCCGTCAGGAGCCGGCCGAACGCCTTGTCCATGCGGGCCACCTCGTCGGCGATGACCATGCGCGTGGTCAGGCCGTCAAGCGCCTTGTCAGTGCATGGAAGCGACAGGTAGCGGTTGCCGCCATGCACTACCCGGCCGGGATGGGATGGGTCAGTCCCGCCACGGACCTTCCACTCGTCCCCGCCAAGGTTGCTCGACATGGTCTGCATCCGCTCGAAGGTCTTCTGGGCCAGCCGCCCGTCGGGGGCGACCGAGCAGAACTCCAGCCGAGTCTCCGGGTCGCGCATGGCGGCCATCAGCAGGCTCGCCGCGAACTCGGTCTTGCCGTTGCCGCGTGCGACCGCGAGCAGCAGCGCCTTCGTCGCGGGCGTGTCCGAGCGCCGGCCGTCGATCACCCGCCGCCTGGCAAGCAGGACCATCGCCACCATGCACTGCCATGGCATCCAGACCAGCGGCTGCCCCGCGCCGGCCTCGGCGCCCTGCCCGCACTTCAGCGCGAAGGCGCGGGCGTCCTCGGCCCGCTGCTCGTCCCACCAGACCGAGTGCGCCGCCGGCTTCGACCGCTCCTCGAGGTAGCGCCGGCAGGCGTCGCGGATCCGGGCGTTGGCCGTTGTGGAGCCGTCCAGGACAGCCTCCGCGTAGGCGTCCGCCTGCTGCGCGCATAAAGGCGGCTTTGGGCGGTGTTTCCGCGCCCCTCTGGTTTTGACGGTTCCCCCAACGCGGTCCCCGACGGGCCGAGGGGGGCTCGGCCCCGAAGGGGGGGGTGCAGCAGTTGCTTCACCCTGCTCGTTCGCCTGCTTCGCGCGCGGTCTTCGCTGCATGGCATTCCTTGCACAGGCTTTGCAGGTTGGTCCAATCGTCCTTGCCACCTCGATGCAGCGGCACGACGTGATCCGTTTCCAGCTCACCAACCCCACCGCAGTTGGCGCATTGCAGGTTCACCTGGCGGTAGTGCTTCTGCCTGCGCCAGTTGCGCACGGGCTTGGGCGCTTCGAGCCTGAACGGCTCGCCCAGGCTGCCCTTGAATCGCCATCTACGCAGCGCCACGCATGGCCTCGCAGAAGCGGTCATCGTCCTGGTTGCGCCATGCGATGAGCCACGGCCCGTGGTCCTGCTTGCAGACCACCACGGGGATCTTGCCCTCGTCGGCGTCGCGGATGGCCTGCTCCATGAACCCCTCGACGGCCTTGCACTGCGGCGCACGCTCGGGGAGGACGGTCTGCTCCCTCACGCGGTGCAGGTTCAAGAGCAGGCAGAACAGCATCCCGTCGTTCGTGATGCTCAGCACCTGCTTCTCTGCCCTGCGCTGCCAGTGCGTCAGCCGGTGGCCACGCACCTTGACCTCGACGTGCAGGGCAGAATCGCCCTGGACGGGCTCTAGGTCGGCCTTGGCCTTGCCCCAGCGCTGGGCCGTGCGACGCCACTCGACGCCCGTGCACTCGGTCAGCACCCGTGCTGCCTCGAGCTCGCCTCGCGAGCCCTTTGCCCTGCTGTTCATCGCTTGATCTCCCGTACACGGTGCCTTCCGACCTTGACCACCACGACCTCCTCGGGACGGTCGTGCTTGGCGTCGGGTTCGTGCTTGACCTTGACGTTCCACCCACGCTTCATGGCGATCACGTTGGGGTCGAGGTTGCGTGCCTGCCCTGCCCAGCCACAGACTTCCCGCCTCGCCTCGTCGCGCTCGGCGGTTAGGCGGGCGATCTCGCGCTGCTGCTGGAGCAGCTTCGCCGTGAGCGGGCCGAGGTCGGCGTTGCATCGTTCGTCGCTCATGCCGCCACCCCCCTGATCTTGTGCAGCACCACCGCCCGAACGTCACGGGCGCCTTCGAGGCTGTTCACGATGCGCTGGAGCGTGTCGTACGGCGCGTTGCCGGTACGCGCCCAGTTCAGGCACAGCAGACGCCACGCCGGCGGGATGTCCTCCCTGGCGAGGCCGTGCTGCTCCATCACCCTGGAGCAGACCCGGCGCTGGGCGTCGATGTCCGCCCGAGGGTCGCGGGCTCGGATCCTTCCGACCAGCTCATCGAAATCCTGCCTCCCCCCCGCTGCGGCGTCAGCCGCGCCTTGGTTAGGTTGGTGGTTAGTTCTATAGTTAGGATCCCTGTCGCTCCCTGCTACACCACCTGTAGCCGGCAGCGACACCACCTGTCGCTCCCCGCTACACGTGG